GTACCGACTGTGGACCGTTTGGAAGCCAATAGTATTCTCTAAAGTTTACAAATTTATCCCAGTCAATGTGAGGATCCCAACTGTAGTATTCCTGTCTATTAAGAACACTGTGATCAGTGACAGCTCCATTAAGGTTTTGAATTTGATTTAGGTAATCGTTGTAGTCGCCATAAAAAAGAACATTGTCTATATCGTCTTTGACTACTGCTGCTGGCTCTAGTTGGTAGTCTTCTCGAGATTTACTGACATCTCGGAGATAAAAATCTTGTGTTTGATATCCAGGCGCAGTTTCGCGACCTATAAATCCGTTTAATTTGTCTACAACACCTGGCTGTAGTAATTGATCAAAAGTGCTTGACAGGAATTTTGCATTTTCCTGAGTCCGAAAGTATCTAGGCAGATGTCTCGCACTTTGTCTTCTATCGTTGTTTCCGTTTGGTAAAGGGTACTGCCTTTGGTCATCATTAAAAGCCATTAGTAACTATAGCCTCCACTGCTTGATCCACTAGAACTGCCACTGCTTGATACACTAGAGCCGCTAGACGCGGTTGATGTATTTGGTATATAATTTGACATAGAAGATGACATGCTGGTAATTCCTATGTTTGTATTTGCAGTTTCTCTCACAACTGCACCCTGTGCTTTTAGTTTATTTGCAGTAACTTCGTCTATGATGTCTATATCTCCAACAGTTGCTCCGCTGATAAAAATTTCGTCCGATTCTGCTCGAACTTCATAAAAAGAGCCAAAAGACTTATTATCTTGAACCGGTGTTACTACAAAAGTTGCAAGGTCTGGTGTAAGTTCTAGCATTACAAAAGCGGCTAGTTCAGAGAAGTAAAATTTATCGCCAAAGTCCCAATTATCAAGTGCAAAGTATCTGTTAATTGCCCTAATTACACGCGACTTTAATTCATTATCATTTAGAACGATGTCAGGATTTTTAACAATTTTAAATCTTGCTTTTAGGTCAGGATCTGCCTTTTCACCAAATAACACTCTATACTTAACTGGATGATAGATAATTTCGTCACTGACTGATTTTATTTTATTAAGTTCGCTACCATAACTTATGAATAGGCTGTCGCTGCTAGGAGGCAGAGGTTTTGTTTCTGTTTCGTTGCTAAGCCACTGTCTAAACTGTGTATCGTACCCTCTAGTCAAAAGATAAGTGTCTATGATATTGCTTGCACTAGGATCTATCCTTGCATTCTGATCAGCATTATGAACATACTGAAATTTCAGTTTATCACGACCTGGCTTTGCTTGGTAGTCTGAGGTAACTGTGAATCTAGCAGTTTCTCTGTTAAGAATCTCAAATAGGTCTAGTTCCCTAAAGTAGAAAAGTGTGTTATCATCATATGCACTAAGAGGACCTATCTGAGCCTTTGTTGCAAAAATTTTAACTCCAATATCTTCTGGCGTTACATATACAAAATCGTCTACACCGTTAGGAGTTGTAATTCTCTGTAAAAATATTAATTTGTCTTGCGGGTTTGTTTCCTCGGCAACAATCTCTTCAAAAATCTGAGGGTCATCTACTACCCCGTCGTCGTCTTCGTCAAAGAATGATATTTCAATCTTCTTAGAATCTACATACCCTTCTTGATCTCTAAACTCAGACACTATTTCCCAGTCGAACGGTCTGTTGAACGGCATAAGACTGTCTGGACGAGTATTGATATCAAGAACAGAAATTTGATCTTTTTCAGTTTTTCCTGTTTTATTGTTGAAAATCTTTTCTGAACTATCAAAATAGAAGCGTATCTCTCTGTCGCTTTCAAACACATAACGCAGTGCTCTGTAAGAGACTGTGTATTTTTCTCCGTCAGTTTCGAACAACACTAGCCAACTGGCGTCTAGATTTTGTCCTGTTGTATCACCTGTTTTGCCGGTAGAAAACCCTGTAGCAGTGTTAAGATTATTTTGACTAACAATTCTCCATTCTCTATCGTCCTGTGAATATCTTAAACCAAAGGTTCTAAAAGAAAATATCTGATCTGTTGCCTGTGCTTGAACTTCGGCGGTAAGTGCTGTTGGCAATGCTGTTCTTATTTCTGTAAGTAATGCACCTGTAGGAACAGACTCGTTTAGAACGATAGGGCCGACGCCGTCTTCAGAGACTTCGGTGCCATCTGCTCTTATAGCAGCAACTTTAGCCCATATGTAATCTCTTGATCCTGGGTGGCTTGCAGTGCCTGCCATTAGACTGCCGTCTGGCATAAAGTGAAATCCTTGAGGAGGTTCAAATTTCAGTAAACTGTTTAGTCTAACAAATTTCATATTAGATGTTGTAAATGAACTTACAGGAATTATTACGTCATTTTGATTTTCAAAATACCCGGTAGACTGATTGACATTATTTGTCGATTGATACCATATACTGCCTAGGTCTCTAACAAAAAGTTTTGGAAATTCACTTAAATAATAGTTCTTCAGTTTAGTATCAGCCAGTATGGGCTCAACTGTGTTTAAAATTTCGCCTTCGATGTCAGTGATATTTTCAAAAGTGAATTCAGTTTTCGGAGTTTCAAAATCTTTATACAAAGCACCGTCTGTGCCGAATAGATTTGTATTGGAATATTTTCCTGTAGCATCTACAAGATCAAAATATCTAGAAATTCCGCTTGAAGTTCTATTTACAGATTTTGCTTTTACAATTTCTTGACTTACTGCAAGAGGAGCAACCTGATAGTCTTCGCCTGTAACCATTCTGTTCTGAGTGTAGTAGGTGCTAGGAGCATTTGTTCTTATACTTTCGTTGGTTTCTGAAACTGTTGCATTGTCAACGGTTGTTTTGAGAGAAAGAACAATAGTAATAGTTTCTTGCTGCCCTGTGCGAGAGATATAAGGCACCGAAACTGCAATAGCTCTCATACTATTAGGCGTGATAATTAATCTTCTATTAGCAGAAGTTCTATAATATACTCTAAAATTTCCTTCTGGTAGGTTCCCAAAAGTGCCGTCTGCAAAAATAAGGTTTACTCTATCTTCGATTCTTGTAAGAACAGAATATATGTTTCTTTCATCATCTGCTAGACTGTTGTAGATTACATTATTACCTTCAACAGCATCTACCTGTGTCCAAAGATCTCTTTCTACTCCGTTTCTGTCTACCGAATATAACCATAAATCGGAATTGTTTATGTTTTTTGAATCTATCGAAACTGTTTGACTGGCACTAGGATTTGTAACTGCGAAATTGCCGAAATCGAGTGCCCCTTGTCTAAAATGACAGAAATAGCCTGTGTTCGTACTTGCAGGGCCTTGTCCGTCATCTCTAAATAAAAATGCAAGATTGTTGTTAGGTCTAGGTGCTTCTTCTACAATAGCGTTATCTGTTATATCTGTTGACACAACTTCAAATTGAACTGTTCTTCCATCTACTGTTTTAGAATAACTGTATACAGGAACCTGATTACTTGTGCCATTAACTCTGTATTGTTCAGTAGGAATACCGTTTACATTTGCACTTTTGTTAGGATTGCCTACTTTTCCGTTCTGCGGAAGTGCAGCATTGAGCACTCTCTGAAACTGTTCTCTCCAGTTGGTATTAGCAGGATCGTTCCAGTTTATATTTCTTGAAGCAAGATTGATATTGTTAGAGTCTATTACAGTTTCGGTAGTTGATACCGAATCTATCTTAAGTAGCCCATTTGCTGCTTGATTTCTTTTTGGGTTATAACTTAACAATCTAGCAAGTCTAAGAACACTTTCGCGCCTTTCTGCTAGCTCAATATAGTTTTCTCTAGCATTAAGATCTATTCTAAATGCAATATTCTGCCCGAGAAACGCAATCATGTCTATAAGAGCAAGATATTCTGAACTTTCAATGTAATCGTTAAAATCTTCAGGATAATTTTCCCTAAGATAGGAAATCATTGTGCGGCGCAGATTATCAAAATCATAACTTTGAAATTCTGCATTTCTAAACGATTGGTAAACTCTAGTCCAGTCTTCTGCTGCCAGCAAGCGATTTTGTCTATCTGTAGACGACATATTTGTTCCTCTATATGGAGTATTTATTTACTGTAAAAAACTGAGTATTTAATTTATAAGGCCGGCGTCTTCGTCAAACCTTAAGCGCATAAATTCTGATATATTGTATGGCAGGTAAGTAAGTTCACATTCAACCTGTATGCCTTTATCAAATGTGTCTACAATAATTTCTTTTACATTAACCCTTGGATCATAATTAATGATTGTGCTTACATTTTTAACAATTAGATCTCGCAGTTGATCTGTTAGTGGTTCGTAAATCAAATCCCATATGATTGTGCCAAATTCTGGATTGCCCAACTTTTCGCCTTGACGAATGTGGAAATGATT